GACGTACATAGTCACGAGTTACGAGCTTGTCTGAACGCATTTGTAGCAGTGCAATGATTGCGCGGTTTGGGTCCATACCAGACATAATTCCATAGCGAACATCTACGCCATAGTTGCCTGCAATTTGGCGTGATGGAATGTACTTCATATTAAATGGAGTACCGTCATCTACTCCCTTGATTTCCTTAGGCATATCGCCAAAGATTTTCTCATCTACTTCAAAGCAGAGAGAAGCAAGGTCTGTAAACAAACGAGCAAACTGTGCTTGTGCTGCCTTGATTTGTGTATCAAAGCCAGCTTGTAATGCTTGAACGCCGCGACCTGTAACGATAGATGCGTCAATGTTACCTGAACGAGTCTCTGGATAACGAGCACCTGTACGTAGTTCGCGCTCTAGTACACCTGACTCTGTAAAGACACCATTAGGAAGTTCTAGTGGAACACGACGAATACCTTGTGGGTTAGCAGAACGCATAATTGCGTCAGGACCCAATGCAAGTTCTTGCACATCTTGTGGAATGGCAATAGGTGCTTGGATAGATTTTTCTGCTGCCTGGATCTGCAATACTGCAAAGCGAGCACGAGCAAGTTGAACTGATAGAACATCATCAAACTGTCCACGAGCTTCACCATCAATAGATGAGCGCATTGCTACGCTTGCCAAACACTTGCCAACTGGGTTAGGTGTGTTAGATAGAACTAGGTTCTTGCGCTCTGGTAGGAAGATTAAGTCTTGGTCTTTGTCGTGGTAGCGAACTAAAGATACATATGGAGAGTTCTGACCATAGATATTCTTTGGCATAATCTGGTCGTAGAACTCTGGGTACTGAGCTGAAAGTGTTTCAGCATCTGTTGAGATTACCTGTGAGATGGAGATCGTACGACCAAAGCGATCAATTTCAGGATATACACCAAAAGGATTAAGCAGACGTATTCTCGGATTGTTACTTTCATAGTCCATCTCAATAATTGCTGGGAGCATACCGTAGGTGTTGAACCAGTCAGCACCTGTGTACATTTGAATTTGTAGTTCAGATCCAGTGATATAAAAATTTGCAATGCGTGTACGAGTATCTGCAGCTTTACGTGCTGAGTCTGAAACCATATTGGTAGCAGCGCAGTTAAAGGATGGCAGTGGTGCCATTACCTCTGCTAAATCACGTGCTGCTACATCTACAAAGTTAGCAACTAGAGGCTTTGGATAATCCTCTGAAAACATCGCAGGGTATACCTTAGAGATGTCACCTTGACGTACTGAGAGAACGTCACGCATTCTCTGGTCACGTGCGGAGTAGCGTGTCTGTAGCCGTGCTACTTTCGCTACTACCTCTTTAGTTGATAACAATGTTTCTCCTTAGATAAACGTACGATCTTTTTCTGCGAGTAGTTCATCAATGTTGATGACTGTTCTCTTGCCCTGTTCGTAACGAGACAGGAATGGGTTCTTCATATGATGTGTTGCGTGGATACCTTGATTAAGCATCTCACGGGCGCGGATCTCACAGAACCACAAAGCCATTACCATATCGGTCTTACCCTTGGTCGTTGGGGACCAAGTAATAAGTTGTTCAATTAATGCTTTGATATTTTCTGTTTGATCGCTAGGAAGATGGATGAGATTATCTCTATGGTGCTTACCATCGTGCTGCTTTGTTCCAAACAATGTGGACATACTGGCAACACCGAAGCCTGAGTCCCACTTGTTATTTCCTGTGTGGTGTTCACGTAATAAAACTCCTCGTGATGCAAGGTTGGCACGGATGCCTTCGTCTTGCGTTAAGAAAGATTGAAATGCGTTCTTCTCTACTATCCACTCACTAGGACTATAAAGCGAAGTCCAGTCAAAGATTAGCTGGCGGATTTGAGCAGGCGTTGGACGAGTAATTTTAATAGCATCAACAATGTAGCGTTTATGTGTAACGCGATCAACAGCGTAACAAATGGCGGCTGTATCACCAACCATAGCGGGATCAAGACCACAAATAAAACTAAAGCCATTGACATCACGTGGGTGACCTGGGTGACCAGGAACCAAGCGACCTGCTTTACGCATACCATCAATAGAACCTCTTACACACGCTGGATCAAAGATGGCATCATCTGAGATATCTTGTTGCTGATAGACCAAGGCCCAAGTGGAGGCATCCATAGCTTGGCGTTCATTGTAAAGATTGCGACCATTCCATCTAGGATAAAGGCCGTCCTCATTCAAATCTGATTCTTCTTGCCCATCGAATGGAGCATCGGATGCTGGCCAGAGAGTCTCCCACTTGTCAGGGTCTTCATCTGTAGTCAGCAACGCTGGCATAGCCAGGTACTTCCAAGGGACTAGGCCACCTGGGTACCTGTCTGGGTTACGCAGTTCTCTGTAAAGGTCAACTGCAGCAACGCGGGTACCAATGATAATCAACTTGCCAGTAGGGTTTAGACGAGAACGTACATCCTGTGTCAACCACTTGATCTGGCGTTCAAACTCATTGGCGTTCTTGAGAGTTACAGCATCGTCTACGATAATCATATCGGCACGCTTACCGTAGATCTGACCGCCAATACCTACAGCTTCAATGTTTGGGTCCTTCTCACTGGACTCACGAAGCTCATCACCAAAGGTGATGCGGGTAGCCTGCCACGAGGCAGACTTAGAGTTAAACCCTACGCCAGCAGCATAAGCATTTTGAAGGTTCTCATACATAGGGTGAGTCAAACGCTGCTTGATGGCGTAGAGAAAGTCGGCGGCTAGTTGCTGAGTCTGAGAGACTATCAGCACACGAAAGTTAGGGTTGCGAGCTACCTGCCAGGTTACGTAGTCCACCGTGATTGTGATGGACTTGGCGTGGTTGGGCGGGATGTTAATAAGGATACGGTTGTTAGCTAGACCTAGTTCGTACTTCATCGAAGGGTGGAGCCAGGTAGGCTCTACACCCTCAATCATATCCACTAGGTTTTGCTGGTGAGGGAAGGTACGAGAGTTGAGAAAGCGTTGGCGAAATTCTGCGAAGGTAATGTCGTGGACATCTCCAGAGGCAAAGGCTTTGTCTTTGAGGCCAAGGCGTGTTCGGTCTACTTTGTCTGTAAAAATTTTGTCGGTACGTCGGTAGTACTCGTAGGTCTTCATAGACTTACCAGCCGATAGGCAGGCTTGTTCAATGGTCATACCCTCAGCTACACATCCTAAGATGATTCGCTTTGCTATATCTGCTGAGTTCTCAGCCATTGGATTCCATTCTAGATCATTGGGTTATAGGTAGACTACACCCAACTAAAAGTCGTGCTCTGCACGACACGGTAACGCTAAACACCCGAGCAAGCTACAGCGAAGCGAGGGGTAAGTTAGTACTCGTCCTAGGGACTCGCGTAGGGTAACCGAAGCGAGCAGTTACGGGGCTATCACAATTACCGCCCCTACTGTATATAAGGCAGGAAAAAAAGCTCATTTCCTGCCTATGGTATAAAGTATTTACAGAATGTGACTAACGTCACTATAAATACGGTACAAAATAGGACATTAATAAGTGATCTGGTTCACTTTAGGAAATATATCTGTAGTGGGTACATACTATACACACGGACTAAACTTAACACCTAGGGGTCTGCTCGCCGTAACCGTGGCCGATACCGTAGCCGACGGCCTTCTGTCTGCCCCGTACCGTACCGTTAGGAGATCCGACGGGGTAGGCTCCCCTTCTGGCACGGGGATCCCTGTAACAATTACCTAACCCTAATTAATAAACCCGCCTAACGATAAGGCCAAGGCCTTACGGCCTAGCGATCCACGGCCAAGGCTCCAAGGATCTACGGCCTAGCCTCGCCCCTTCGATCCTTCCCCGCCTTGCCTCTATTGATCCACGGGCCAAGGGTTACGGGCCAAGCCTTCGGCCCCCGCCTCTTACCTTGGATCCTTCGGGCCTTGGATCTGCCACGCCTCCCCGCCTTGGATCCAAAAAGAGCTGTATCCACGGGCCAAGAATTGACCCGATTAGATCCCTTCCCTATGGGGTAACGTATGTTATAGTTTTCCTAGTGGCGAGGATCTGCCTCCTCACTTTATTGAAAGGATCAAATTGTGTTAGAAACAAATAGTTATCACGTTAGAAATCTTCTTCACCGATTGGTACGCGATGAAGAGATTTGCAATAAATTAATGAAGGTTATTGAAATTCTAGAGACTCCAGAATCAAGCGATGAGATCGCTTGGTGTATTGGTGAATTGGAAACTATCGTGAAGGATCTCAAATAATGAGTACTACAATTGACGAATTAGGCGCACAATTAGAAGAGATTAAGGCGAAGAGTTGTGAAGCACGAATTGAAAGTGAATTGAAAGATCGTGAGCGTTACTTAGACACTCTCTTCACTATCTTCGATGATGAGGACTGTACGGCTACCGAAGAGGAGCGCGACGGGGCTAACGATGAAATCTATGAAATGGCCTACGGCTTGGAGACTTACAAGGTAACCCGCCTCACGTGGAGCGGGGGAGGCCCTGCCGATTGGATCGAAGTACAACACGACGGCGACGGGATCCGCCGAATTGATTATGTGTTCCAAGATTGGTACGACGGCGCACGGCGTGAAGTGCCAGAAGGCTCCCCTGTCTGGCGTTACGCATCAATGATGCTAGAGATTGAGGAGGCGTAACCGTGGAGAATCTCACCAAGCGCGGGGCCTTCGTGTTAGGCGTGGCCGTCGGCCTCTTGATCGCCGTGGCCTTCTGGATCACGGGTAACGTGTGGATCAATGAAGGAGGGATCTGCATAGGATCAATGGCAGACTGTAATCTCTAGGAGCGTACTACCCTGCACGGCGTGAGCCGTGCGGGGCGGTCTGCCACTAGGGGCAGAATTAAGGCCTTGGAAGGGGTTACTTATGAAATACCAGAAGGAGCGG